TGGCTTGCCACCCCGCCGTTTTTTTTAACATGAGTTTTGAAAACCAGCCAAAATCGGGGGATTCCGAACCAGCCGGTTCACGGCCAAAGCCGGGGCGACCGAAAAAGGAAAGGCCGCCGCTCGACGTGGAGGGAATCCCCGACGCAAGCTTCGAGCAGACAATCGAGAAGCATGAGCGCCTGGTCGTGCTCGCCCGCGAGAAGTACGAGCGGATGCTCAGAGCCGGTGATGCCGAGGCTGGGCGCTACCAAGTCACGTACAACCAGAGCCTGAAGCAGGCGGTGGCTTTGCGCGAAGAGCAGGAACGGCGCTCGGTGTTCGCCCGCCAGCACATCGATGCGACCGAGGCGCGCGAGGCGATGCTCCGTCTGGCTGGCCTGATTGTCGAACGGCTGGACGCGCTAGGCTCGGAGTGCGGTGAGAACTGCAACCCCAAGGACCCGGTGAAAGCCATCGGTGTGCTGACCGATTGGGCGCGTGAGGCCCGCGAGAAGATTGCCCGCGTAGCCGGAGTCTTGGAGGAGCCGAAGCCGTGAACGCCGACGAGCTCTTCGAGGAGGGCTTGGCCGTGGTCAGGCCGTCGGCCTTGTCCGACCCGGTGGCTTACCTGAAGGAGAACGTTAAGAAGATTCCTGCTGGCGTGTTCGACGGCGGGTACAACCCGAAGCGGTGGCCGTGGATCGGTGAGGCGGTCCGCATCTTCAATGCGCCGACGACGTCGCGTATGTTCATGCCCTGGGCAATCGGCTGCGGGAAGACGCTGACGCTGAAGCTCTGCGCGACTTACCTGATGGCGAACCGACGTGCGAGCATGGCCATCTTCCTCGACTCGCAGGACAAGGCGAAGGCGTTCACGTTGAACGAGCTGCGGCCGTTGTTCGACCAGGTCGCGGATATCCGCTCGCAAATGTCAGGGGACGACAACGACAAGTCAGGCACGCTTCGGTTCGCGGACGGGTCTTTGATTCACAACCGCTCGGCCTCGACGGAGAAGCACCTGCAGTCCTTGCACGTGCGCTACGTCTTCGGCTCGGAAATCTGGCAGTGGCCGAACGGGGCATTGGCGATGAGCATGAGCCGAATGAAGGCGGCGGCGTTCGCGTCGAAGGCGATCTACGAAAGCCAGCCCGGGGATATCGAGGGACAGGGTGCGGAGTTCTGGAAGTTCTATCTGATGACCGACCAGCGTGAATGGATGTTCGTCTGTCCCAATGATGCGTGCCGCCATCGTCAGCCCTGGGATTGGGCGATGATCAGATTTCCCGAAGGCGCTAAGATGGTGGACGGCTGGGACCTTGAGGCCGTGCAACAGGGCACGACCTACGAGTGCTCGAAGTGCCGTCACCGCATGGAGGACAACGACGAGGTGCGCACGATCTGTAACGAGGTCGAGCGCGGCGCAGGGTTCGCGGCTACGGCCAAGGCGGAGAAGGCCGGCTATGTCGGGCTGCACGTCAACGCATTGGCATCGACGAGCTGGGGGTCCTTGGCCGTGGACATGATAAAAGCGAAGCAGGTCGCAGACTTGGTCGGGGACCAGACCCCGCGTATGCTGTTCAAGAACCAGTACCTGGCTCTTCCCTGGAGTGATGACGGCACGGGTAGCATGGTCGTCTCGACGGAGTCCTCGGACTACGCCATGGCCGACCCTTGGGAAGCGGTCTGCTACATCAGCCCACGCGGGCAGATCGTGGACAAGGACGACGCGACTGAAGGCTCGGTGAAGTTCATCACCCTGCAAATCGACTGTCAGGCGGACCACTTCTGGGTGGTCGTGCGTCAGTGGGCACGGACTGGCCACAGCCGGCTGGTCTACTTCGGCAAGGTCTTGAGCACGGACGGCCTAGGCGATTGGTCCGGCCTCGACGCCCTGGCGGTCAAGCACGGCGTCCACCCTCAGCTCGTCATGGTGGACTCTGGCGGCGCGGACACCACGACCCAGACGGTCTACAAGCAGTGCGCCACCCGTGGCTGGTATTGCTCGAAGGGTTCAGGTCAGGAATACTTCAACGTCAAGACCAAGGCGGGCGACACCGTCCGGCGGTTCTACAACACCCCGACCGCCATCCACGTCCCTGGCATCCGCACGCCGACCGCGCTGGTGGTCTGGTCCAACCTGTCAGGCAAGGACTTGTTCCACGGGATGCGCTCGCGTAAGGTGTTCACGTTCGCCCGTGATGCCGACCCCGGGTATGTCGAGCAGCTGAACTCGGAGGTCCGCATAAAGGAAGCGGGCAAGGCCATGTGGAGACTACGGAAGGGAGTCCGCGACAACCATGCTTTCGACTGTGAGCTTCTCGGGATGCTGATCGCGGCGCGCTGGGGCCTGCTCGGTCGGGACGAGCCGCAAACCTTACCCGCCCCGCAATAAGTATATGCTCGGCATCTACGTAGGCGTATCAGAGGACGTGCTGCTGCAATACAAGCAGGAAGCACTAGGGGACCTCGGCAAAGCCGTGACGTCCTACTCGGACTCCGGCACTTCCGTGAACAAGCAGTTCGGGATGCCCCCCCAGCAGCGCCTGCTCGAGATTAACTACGCTTTGTCCCGTATCGACCCGAAGAAGTATGGCGGTGCTCATACCTCCGTGCAGAAGAACTGGGATATGCGGGTTGACCTCTGATGCGAAAGAAGACCACGCCCAAGACCAAGACCGAGAAGAAGGGGCCATCCGCCTCGTATTCTCAGTTCGCCAGCACGACCGACTCGGGTGCTCGGCGTATGCTGTTCATCGGTGCGGTCACCGACCAGCGCAAGGAGGTCACGTCCGGCACGCGCCTGACGATGGTCGGCACGTCCCGATGGGCCGTCCGCAACAGCCCGATCTACAAGCAGTGCATCGACGAGGCCGTGCTGGTCTCCATCGGTGACGGCCTTGTGGCTCAGTCCAACGCCCGCGACCCCGCTGTGGCCGTTGCCCACCAGAACTATTTCCGCGACTGGTCCACCCGTTGCGACCTGACCGGACGCTACAACCTGGGGCAACTGCAGGCCATGTGGATGTCCGGGGCTTTGGTCGATGGAGACTCGTTCGGCATCCTAACGAACGACCCGAAGACCGGCATCCCGAAGGTGCAAATCCTCGAGAGTCATCGAGTGGGTACTCCGTCCGACAAGTTCGACACCAGCAACGTGGACGGGGCTTACCTCGGAACCTACGGAGAAATCACCGGCTGGAATGTCTACACTGACGGCGACAAGAAGGACCGATACGTCCCAGCCCAGTCAATGCTTCAGGTCATGGAGTTCGAGCGCCCGTCTGCGGTGCGCGGTTATCCAGTTTTGCAGTCTAGCCTGAACTCGGTCCGCGATCACCTGGAGGTCTTCTCCCTCGAGGTCCGAGCGGCCCGCGATTCAGCGGACCATACTTTAATCCTCAAAAAGCAGGGCGGGGTGTTGCAAGATGACCCTGCCTCCAAGTTCTCCGGCGATTACAATTCCTGCGAGAAGATGGCCAGCCAGATGGGCGGCAAGATGCTGGTGGTCGATACCAACGAGGACCTCTCTCAGCTGACCCAGACCCGCCCCTCTCAAGCGTGGATCGGGATGATGACCGCCATTGAGCGCGACATCGTCCGCCTGCTCCCCTACGAATACCAGGTCACGCCCGGAGCCCTCGGCGGTTCCTCGGTCCGCCTAGTCGCTGGCCGCGTGTCACGATGGGCTGGCAAGTGGCAGAGCATTATCATCGACAGCCTCGACAGGGTCTACGACTACGTCATCGCCGACGCCATCGCCAAGGGCAAGTTGCCCGACGACCCGGACTTCAACCGCAAGTCTTGGATCACGCCCCGCGACATCACCGTGGACGCTGGCCGCGAAGCCTCGCAGGACCGCGCAGACCTGCAGATGGGTCTGACCACGGCGCAGGCCATCCTCGGCAAGAAGGGCATGACCTACGACGAAGTGCTCGAGCAGCGCGCCGTCGAGATGGAGAAGCTCGTGCAGAAGTCCAAGGAGCGCAACCTGCCCCTGTGGATGCTTTATCAGTCTGCCTTCAACTGGCTTCAGCAGGGTCAGGCCGCAAGCCAGACGCCTGAAGACGTCGCTGACAACCTCGACCTCCCTCCTCCCCCCGAACCCTCTAATCCATGAAGTGCTTAATCAACGGGCTATCCGGGCGCGAGCCCCTGCTCTGCGACCCTATCAAGGCCGCGAACCACATGAAGTATGCCGAGAAATACGGCGTCGTGGACAGCGTTCTCGATATGTTCTTCAACCCTGTCGCAAAGCCCTACGTCACGCAGGGCGGCACGGCGGTCATCCCGCTGCAGGGTTTCCTCGGTGTCGGCCTGACCAAGTTCGAGAAACTCACCGGGGCCATGGACATGGCTGAAGTTAGCGAGCACATCGACGAAGCCCTCGCCAACCCTGCGGTCCAGCGCATCGCTTTTGAAATCGACTCCCCTGGCGGCACGGTCGTCGGCACGCCCGAACTCGCCGACAAGATTGCCAGCATCCCGCTGCCGACCATGTCCTATGCCAAGAAGCTGATGGCCTCTGGCGCTTACTACACCGGCTCTCAGGCCGACCAGGTATACGCCAGTCCCTCAGCGGTCGTGGGTTCCATCGGCGTGATCGCCGTGGACGAGTCCTACGACGAAGCCTTCAAGAACATGGGCCTCAAGGTCGAGGTGTTCCGTGCGGGCAAATACAAGGCCCCGAACATCGCCGGCGAAGGCTACACCGACGAGATGCGCGAGCTCGAGCAGAAGTCCATCGAGGCCATGCATGAAGAGTTCAAGCAGACCGTCCTCCGCAAGCGCTCGCTCGCTCGCCGCGAAGACATGGAAGGCCAAGTGTTCACGGGCCGGGAAGCCGCCGCCAAGAACCTCGTCACCGGCTTGGCTACGTCCTTCGCCGAGGCCCTCGCGGCCTTCGAGCAGTCCGCTTAACCTTACCCCCTACGCAATAGTATATGACCATCGAAGAACGCTTCAAGGCCGCCGAGGCCGCTGTCGTCTCCCTCACCGCTGAACGCGACGATCTCCGCAAGACGGTCGAAGCCTCTGTGGTCAACGTCTCCGCCGAACTCGACCAGGCTAAGGTCGATGCCGCCGCCAAGGACCAGAAGGTTCAGGAACTGGAAGCCGCCCTCGCCGAGGCCAACGCCAAGATCGTCGAGCTCGAAGCCTCCAAGGCCACCGCCTCCGTCGAAGCCGCGAACATCCTCGCCTCTTCTGGCGTGGCCCCTGTCGCCGCCCCGGTCGTCGCCGCCGCCGTCGGTTCCATCCACGAGCAGTATGCCTCGATGCCTGCCGGCCCTGAGCGCCGCGCCTTCCTCAAGAAGCACAAGGCCGTCCTCTTCTCCAAATAATTTCCCCTCACTTCAACCTACTAGCTACCCATGCCTAACACCATCAACAGCGCTCTGATCGTCGACACCGTCGCCGAGCTCAGCCTCACCTCCCTCTCGAACCGCCTCGCGGCCCTCGGTAACTTCGCCTCCGACTTCTCGGCTGACGTGAAGCGCCCGAAGGACGTCGTCCAGGTGGCTCTCTCCACCGCTGGCAGCACCACGCTGACCAACCCGACCGCGTTTAATGTCATCGGTGACAGCACCCTCGGCGCCACCGCCGTCTCGCTGAACCACCTCTACCAGCCCTTCGGTCTCTCCTACGCCGATATCCAGAACGGTATCAAGCTGGAGAAGATTCTGAAGATCAACATGGACAAGCTGGCCGACTCCATCTGGGCCGCCGCTACCGCCCCCATCACCGTCGCTAACTTCGGCGCTGCCACGGTCACCGCCGCTGACTCGGCTGTCACCCCTGGCTCTGCTCAGCTGAAGGCTCTCTGGGCTGGCGTCTCGAAGGCCGGTCGCAAGACCCTGATCGTGAACCCGGGCATCTACTCCCAGCTCATCCCGACCAGCACGACCTCCCTCCCGCTCTCCGCTGGCGCTTACGGTTTCGATGGTGGCGTGTTCTACGCTTCCCTCTTCCCGTCCGAAGCGAAACTGGCTGGTTTCGCGGTTTCCAGCGAAGCCCTGGCGATGGCCGCCGCCGCCCCGGATCTCGACGCTGTCGGCAACGACTTCCTCGTCCGCGAAGTGGTTCCGATCGAAGGTCTCGGCATCTCGGTCTACTACAACGTCTGGGCTGACAAGAGCACCCGCAACCTCGTCGGTTCCATGGAACTGATGTTCGGCGCGAACAAGGCGATCACGACTGGTACGCTCGCCTCGGTCTACAACCCCTAATCGGGGCTGAGTCCTGAAACAGCCCCCAGCGATGGGGGCTTTTTTGTATCCCTAAATCCCTAACCACCCTCTCATGTCCCTATACGGAACCTTTCTCGCAGACTATCAATTGCTCCTGGCTGACATCGGCGTCCCGGCTACGGTCGGGGCCAACCTGTTCCTCGTTGGCCTGTCCTCCCCGATGAACACCCCCAAGTTCGACGCGGGGGGCTTCACCGAGGAGAAGATGTGGACGGTGCGTTTTGCCGCCGCTACGGCCCCTTGGACGGCTTCTGATGGCCGGGCGGGAGGTCAGGTAGCCACCATCGTCTCTGGCGTCCCTATGGCCGCCCTAGCCCCGGGCAAGAAACTGACGGTCAACGGGCAGGTCCTCCGGGTCAAGGGCCAGTCCTACAAGCAGGCCAGCGCCGTCATCGAGCTCACCTGCATCGACGACAACCAGTAATGGCCAAGCAGACGGCCATCGAACCAGCCAGCCTCGCGGACTTCAACGCGACGCTGAGGCACTTTGTCGATGAGCTGAAGTTGGACATGGAAATGGTCACCCGCGAGCAGATCAGGCTGATGTGCCGCGACGCCATGACCTTCACCCCTCCGATGCCCAAGGGTGGGGGCAGGGGCTTGACCGACAAGGCCCACAAGGCCGGCATGAACAAAGTGGGCAACGACATCAAACGCATCTTCATTCCTCAGGACAAACCCGTCAAGGGACGGACGGTCTTCCTACGCCAAGTCATCAACGCGGTTAAGGGTAACGACACCCAGACATTCTTCCAACTGCACCAAAACGTGACGGAGTCCAAGATTGAAAGCCTGTCCCCGGTCATGCGTAAGATCATGGAGGACACGGACTGGCAGCGCGCCCAGGCCAAGGCTAAGAACTACCTGAGCAAAGCCTCTATCATGGGCCGAGGCAATAAGGTGGTCGGCATGGCAACAGACCTGAGGGGAATCCACGACCAAGCCAAGGGGGCCGTCGGCGGTCGCTGGCCTAAGTTCAGCCGGTACATCGGGCCTCAATACTTCGCAAAGTCCACGGATGCCCTGAATGCATACATCGCCGAACGACAGTTCAAGGTAGGACGCGTCAAGGCCGGCTGGGCGGCTGTCATGCAACAGGTCCCCAAGCCTGTGACCAAGAAGGGCGTCGAGCGTAACTTCGGCGCATATGACGCCCCTTGGGTGGACGCAAACAAGCGCTCAGCCCAGGGCGTGTTCAGCGCCAGCCGTAGCCCTGGCTTCGTCTCGATGACCGTGATGAACCTGATCGGTAATATCAACAACGTTGCATCTGAGTCCGGGACCGAGAACATCGTCTACGGCAACCGCGTCAAACAGATGCGAACCGCCGTCCAAGAATACTTCTACCCAACCATCAAAAAGGCCAACAAGCGCCGCAAATAACTTTATGGGAACCAAATCCGCCCGCCATATCGTGGAAGCCGCAGTGGCCGCCCACCTCACCGCCCAGACCGAACTGGCCGGGGTGAACATCTACAAGGGGGACAGCGCCGATACGAACGTGCTGCCCAAGGCCATCGTCCTCTGCGACTCGGCCCGCCTGCCTAACGACTTCCCGGATGGCCTAGGGAACTACTCGTGCTCGGTCCGTGTGACCCTGTTCGACTCTGCCGACGACGTGACCCTAGCCGATCACCGTGCCCGGATGGCCGCCATCGCCGGCGCCATGCAGGACCTCGAAGCGCTGCAGGCCGTGTTCACCCTGCAGGCCGACGCCCACTGCTACGACATCAGCCCTCTCTCCGAGGATGAGGGGGTCAATGAGCGCTCCTGGGCATCGGTCCTAGTCTACGACATTCTGGTGGTCGTGAACCCCGAAGGCTAACCTTACCTTATCCGCAATAGTATATGGCTGCAATCGTCAAAGGGGTAACCGCAATTTATGGCCTGACGGGCGCAACCGTGTCCAACGCGGTCGTCCAGTCCTACACCAACGACGGCGAGTTCACCGCCGAAGCGACCATCGTCGATGAGACGGGCAAGACCGTTGCTTGGCGCGGCGACGACAGACGCTGTCAGGTGAGCGTCGAGATTATCGCAAAAACGACGGCCATTCCTCAGCTCGGCGCCAACTTCACGCTGACGGTCAACACCGCTTCCGCTTACACTAGCGGCGCGGCTTCTACGGCCTTCTCTGGCTGGGTTACCAAGGTTTCCGACAAGGGCTCGAACCGTGGCTATTCCGCAGTCACCGTGACTGCCGTAGGCTACGAAGGCGTCGTCATCGCTTAACCGCATGGACAAGCGGTTCACATCCGCTTTCACGGACCCAGGGCTGACCAAACTCCTGGGCCGTTTTGTTTCCCCATTCTGCCTGCTTCACCGCGTGCAGCTGGAAGCAGCCGAAAGCCCCCTGCTCCGTTCGGGTGCTCCCATCCGTCCGCTTGATCTGCTGGTGGCCGTGAAGATTTGCTCCGGCGAACGCCTCGACAAGCTGACTTTGAAGGACTCCTGGTATCTCGGGAAGATGACCTCAAACGAGGATTACTTCGTCGAGCAGATTGACCGCTTTTCGAAGTTCGTCCTGATTGAGGCGTGGCCAAAGTTCTGGGAGAAGAAGGCCAAGGCATCTGAGACCAGCGGGACCCCTTGGGTCTTGACGGTGGTCGCGTCGCTAATCTCCAACGGCATCCCGGAAGAGCGCGCGTGGACGATGCCTGAGTGCCAAGCCATCTGGCTTAATTCCACCTTTGCGATCAGCAAGGGCGCCGAACTCAAGGTCCTCACATCTGAGGATGAGGAACTAATCGACTCACTCGAAAAGACCGAAGCATGAGCAACATCATCAAGTTCAGCATCAACGGCGACACCAACGCCGATCAAGTCACGGAGAAGGTCAAGAAGTCCATCAGCACGCTCGAGAAGAACATGGAGGGCATCGAGCAGCGCTTCAAGAACTTCGGCAAGGACCTGTTCCTTTCCTTCGCGGCCCCGATGGTCCTGCTCAACGCGGCCATGAGTTCCATCTCTGCGGCCATCGAGAAGAACCGCCAAGCAGTGCAGGACGCCAAGGCCGTGGCCGAAGGTGGCGGCAACAAGTATATGCGCGAGGGAACGGTCGGCTCCGCCCAGGAGGCCGCTCGTCGCCGGCAGGACGCCCTAGATCGGCAGAACGCCAAGCTGGCGGCACAGGCTCTAGCCGAAGAGCAGGGCAAAGAGGGCGGAGTGCTTGGATTCGGAGGAGAAGCCGATGCGGCCATGGTCCAGTACCTGAAAGAGTCTACAGGTCCTTTGGACTATCTCCGTCGAAATCTAAAAGCCGGTGCAATGTTCTTTGGCGTCAACGACTATTCTAAGGACGAAGAGATGCAGAAGATCCTCGAGAGCCGTTCGGCTGCTCGCGTCGCCGTTGAGCCAGAGATGGTCGCCAAGCAGAAGGCCGCCGCTGAGGCCGCCGCCGCCAAGCAGGCAGCCGAAACCAAGTCCGACGCCCAGAAGGCGCTCGATGTCCAAGGCAAGGGAGCCATGGCAGGCGCCGAAGGATTCTCCAATGTCGTCGGAGTGGGAGCCAACCCGGTCCTTGCCGCCGTCACCGCTCAGCTCGACGAGCAGCGCAAGCACACAGCCCTGCTCCAGCAGATCGCAATGGGTGGCAGTTACACCCCGCCCGACTTCACCAAGCAGGCTACAGCCAACCCGCAGATTGACGGCTACGGAAGCCAGATGTAATTTACCGACATGGCACGCATCCAAAAAGGCAACGCACTAACCGCTGATATCCTTCAGCCAGGATGGACGACCACCTCGGACGGCTTCGGCCTGATCGTCATCAACGCGACTTTCAAGTCCGACCAAAACACCGGGGCGTTCGCGCCGTTCGTGCGTGGCACCGCGTTTCCTGCTGGTGGCTACACCTACTGCAAGTCCCACAAGGGCAGCATCTCTTGGGACAACCTCGGGGTTGCTACCCTGAAGGTTGACTACGTTGGCATCGACCCGACTGTGAACAGTGGCGTCCGTACCCGGGCGAACTGTTCCTCGGCTAACGGCCTGACCGCTGAGAACATCACCAGCCACCCGAACTTCTTTGAGTCTGCTGGAGGTTTCACTGGTGGCCCTCTGGCTGGCCTGCCTTCCGACTTCGGCGGCGCATACGATGACTCGACCCTCGGACCTCCCGTCACGGTTATCAGTGCTGCCGTTGGTCCTACCTTCGGTAAGCCCGTCGCTGTCCCGTCTTCTGAGGGTTACAACGGAGCGTGCTTCGAGACCGGACAAGGCGGCCGCTTCATCGGCTTCGTCGATCCGTCCGTCCCTGAACTCTACGGAAAGACCCAGTATCTCGCCCGCACGACGACCTACTCTGGCGTCATGTATACGACTTCAATTTCTGACGTACAGGCTCTTTACGGCCTGCTTGCGAGCGCTACGGCCACTAACTCTTGGGGCATCTTCCAGCTTCTTCCATCGTGGGCTCCGACTGGCTCTGGTGACTTTGGTAAGCGCAACCTGCTGTCTCAAATCAACGTCGAGGAATACGGATTACTCTACAAAGTCATGTACGAAATCCGATATTCCAAGGACGGCTGGCCTCCCAACGTCTACGCAAACATCTAAGGGCACATGAGCATCCAGCCAGGAGTCGGTTACACGTTCACCGCGTCAAGCCAAGGGTCCAACCTAACCATCGAGAAGCCCTGGTCGCCGTGGACGACCTATGCCACGACGGAAGACTTGTACCATCCGTTTAAGATTGTGAACGTCCAGATCGCCACTTCCGGCGGTTCTCAGGTCGTTCGCTATCAAGTGCAGTCTGGCACAATCAATAACCTCGTCGCGGCGCTCGAAGACGTAACGGCGACGAACCTCGTCCTGCTTAACCGAACCAACCCGACAACTGGTCAGCCAGACCCGCCCACCGGGCAGATTGACTCGGCCATTTACGACGGAACCAATACGGCCTACATCGTCATGAGCCAAGGCCCTGCCATCGGAACCCCTCCGGACTACCCAGACCCCACGTTCAGTCCGACCTCCTCACGCTACCCGCAAATCATCGCCCTGGACACCATCCCCGCCGATGTGGATGCCCGCGGTTACCTGTGCCTCGGCACGATCACCGTGGACGACGTAACCACGCCGACGACCTTCTCGGTCAATCAGTTCGTCACCGGCTCTCTTTGGTCTGACCGCATCAAGCTAGGTACGACTACGGCTAAGTACTACTACGCCCGCATCTGATGGGCTACATCATTGGAGTAGACAGCGAGACCCGGACATGGGTATCCACGCGCCGAGTGGTGACCAATGTAGACGCCACCCCTGTCACTCCTGTCATAGCGGATAATAACACGGAGTATCCTGCCGGGGCTTACTTCATGAAGACCATCGAGGGCAACGGCTTTATCCGCGGCAACGTGGTCCAGGGCGGTCCAGAGATTAACTTCTCTGAGAATACCGCGCCCATCGAGGACTACTTCATTGCCGGCGGTTTCGTCGACCCATACCCCGAGGACATGGTGGGCAATACCGTGCAGACCAGCACCAGCGCCTTCGTCCTGATCATCGATGCGTTTGATACAGGCCAGGCCGCAGGATTGGACGGCACGAGCCCGGTCACGGACTTCGAATGGTTCGAGAACGTGTCCTGACCCTGCCCGGGGTAAACCCTACCATTTGCACAATAAGTAGCCATGTCTGACACCGTCACGCTATCGCAGGGCAACACGTTTGCCTGCACCTTCGTCTGGACCCCTGGCGCTACCGGCCCTGCCAACCTGCTGGCCACGACCCTGACCTCGACGGTGGAGGACAAGTGCGGCAACGCCTACGAGCTCGTGATCACCAAGGCCGGCGACGGCCTGTCCTTTACCTGCACCTACCCGGGCTCGACCGCCGACTGGGGTCTGGGCCTTGGCCGATGGGACATCAAGTTCGTCTTCCCTGGCTCGCCCGGTCCCATCTCGCGGACCGAGGTCTTCCGTATCCAGGTCATCGACTCCGTGACCGTCTGATTTCATGCCCAACGGAACCATCACTTCCACCGAGAACACCTTCGGCACGGTCAACGGCGCGTTGTCCGGCACTGTCGCGGGAACCCTGACGGGCAGCGTCGGCGTCCCCGGGCCTGTCGGACCCACGGGGCCCCAAGGGATTCAAGGCCCCCCCGGGCCTCCTGGAGTCGGCGGCACGTGGGGTAGCATCACGGGAACCCTCTCGTCCCAGACTGATCTCCAGACGGCGCTGGACGGCAAGTATAGCACGACCAACCCCTCGGGCTTTATCACCAGCGCGGCCCTCTCGCCGTACCTCCTCAGCTCGACGGCGGCCTCGACCTATCAGACCATCGCGGGGATGTCGTCCTATCTGACGACTTCGGCTGCGGCCTCGACGTACGCCCCGATTGCCAGCCCGGTCTTCACCGGCGACGCCCGGGCGGTCACCCCGACCTTCGGCGATAACGACACCTCCATCGCCACCACGGCCTTCGTCCAGTCCGCCCTCTCTGGTGGCACGGCGGTCGCCCGCAACCTCGAAGTCGAAGTCCGTAACCAGTCCGGCTCGACCATTGCGGCCGGCTCCATCGTCTACATCTCCGGCGCCACGGGCAACAAGCCCCTGATCACGCTGGCCCAGGCTAACAACGACGCGAACTCGGCCCAGACCATCGGCTTCGTCAAGACGTCCATCGCCAACAACGGCACGGGCTTCGTCATCGTGCGCGGCGAACTTGAGAACATCGACACGTCAGCGCTGACCGAAGGCGTGCAACTGTACCTGTCCCCGACGACCGCTGGAACGTGGACGACGACCAAGCCCTCGGCCCCGCAGCACCTCGTCTACGTCGGCATCGTCATCCGCTCGCATCCGACCCTCGGCACTATCCTCGTCGCTGTCCAGAACGGCTACGAGCTAGACGAACTCCATGACGTAAAAATCACCAGCCCGACCAATGGTCAGGTGCTCAAGTACGACTCCGCTCAATCGCTTTGGGTCAACGGAACGGACTCCGCCCCGGTGACTTCCGTCGCTGGCCGCACGGGTGCAATCACCCTGTCGAATACTGACATCTCC